CGGCTCTTCTACTTTGATCTTCACAGTCATATTCTTATTTCTCTATTTCGTTAACATAAGTTTGTATTTTTAAAACTTTCTTAAGCAGGTCTTCGTTTAGGTAATTGTCCTTGAATGATTCCAGAATTGATAAAGTTGTCTGTACTTTTGTTCTCATTTCTTCGTCTTCTCTAACTTCGTCTACCCCAAGGGATGATTCTACCCCCTCCCTAAGTCTTCCAATTTCTTCGTTCAAGAACATTTTAAGGGAAAGTCCGTTATCGGCAAATGACATAAGATACTTGCTTATCACTTGCTTCTGTTCTTCCAGTAGGGAAGAGTATTCTGAGTTGAACTTCTTAATGAAAGACTTATAAACAACATTGTCTACATCGTTGTTTGTTTCTTCTTGTTTTTCTTCCTTCAGTACCATCCCCTCAACAACACCCTTTTCAAGCAACACTCTATTTTTAACTGGCAAGTCAGTGTTGAAAATCTGAGATATTGTTGCCAAGCTCTTATAGTTGGGAACATAGTTTGTAAAAACTTCTGGCGAGAGGCTCTTGTTCATATCGGAGATAAGCTCGCTCTGTTCATCAAAAACAGTCCTCTTGTCCATCTTCATGAATTCTACTTTTGTCTCATACAGCAGCTTCTCGGCAGTATAGACATCCAGATCCCTCATTTCGTGTATCGTCCGATACAGACTCATCTCTTTGGACAAGAAAGTTCCTTTACGGAAGTGGTTCTTGAACATAGAGACTATTTGTCTCTTCTTGTCTACGTCTTCCTTGAGGATGCTTTTCGTCAGCTCCCGCGATAATACTTCATAAAGAAAAGCAGTGTTCCTCTTTTTGTTGTGTTTGTTCTTCTTAGATTTCTTCTGGTGCATTTTCTTCCCTCTCTGAGGCTTTTTCTTCTTTGCTATTAGCTAGAGAACTAATTAGGTCTTTTATCTCTTTATTCGCCTCAAGTAATACTTGTTCGTCTCCATTGTTCGAATCACCACCTTCTGTTATCCCGTAAGTCAGAGATTTCAGTTCCTGGGAGCCGTAACCCATAACATTTCTCTCGGTAGCTCTAGCAACAGAATCACCATACAGAGACTTGTTGTGCCTGTGCTTAGCACCTTTTCCTCTCTTGTCCCCACCATGGTATTTCGCCACTTTGTGATATTTCCCCTTTGATTTAGGGGTGGTTGACATCTTCCTTCTCTGAGATTTCTTAAGAAACGGGTCATATTCGTCTTCTCTCTTTCCAGGGGCGGCCAAAAGGGCACTTTCGTCTGCGCCTGGTTCTTCGTCCCCTCCCTCGTCGCCTCCCTCGCCACCAAGATCAAAGTCGCCTTCTTCACCTTCACCGCCAAGATCAAGATCTCCGCCAGGAGCAGTTTCAGACCCCATTCCTATGGAATCGCCTTCGGCTCCTCCAGCTTCTTCACCTGCTGCTTCTCGTTCAACATCGGCATCGTATCTCCTATCATAATAAATCTCTCTTTGGTTTCTCAGGAACTGTTCTTCGCTCAAGCCAAAGACATTAACAGCAACCCATCGCTTGCTAAAGAATCCCTCGGTGGCAGAAGAGGCAACTTCAAACTTAGTCCTCCAATGTTCCAGTTCCTGCATTTCAGCAAGCTTAGATGGATTATTGAGTGACAATGTAAAAGAAATTAAATCTTGCCCTTCAAACCCCAGAGTGTACAAATGAATAACACCAATCTTTTCCAACTCGGAAATAGCTGCTCTTTGGAGCCTCTGGATGGTTCTCGCAAATCTTATATCTTTTTGTGCTAATGTCGTCTTGTCTTCGTCGCCCTCTTGTGATAAGTAAGACTGTGGTATCTTTAGAGCCGAAAACAATTTATCTCTTAGATATTTAACATCATCAATATCGCCAGTATAGGTTCCACCTGGTAACGGTTCAATTTTGGAAGATGCTCCACCACGAACCGGCATAAAGTAATCTTCCTCAATACTAAGAGGGTTGTATCTCAAGTCAACACGACCAGTGTTAGTGTCAATAACCTGATTCCTCTTCATCTGTGTCATAATCTTTTGCATGTATTGCTCTACATCCTGGGCAGCGATGTTCCCAACATCAATGTAGAAAACTCTTCTCTCTGGAGAGCGGACAATGCGATATGCCATCATAGCATCTTCTAATAGAGTTAATTGCCGCCATATTCTTCTAGCAGGTTCCAAAATAGAAGTGCCATATGGAACATATTTGTCGTTACCCAATATTCTGAAATGTGCCATTTGCCAATTTTCGAATGTCATGCCAGCACTGTTCCACTGAAATTGGACATAGTTCGGATTCTCTGGGTCTTCTCCCTCCATCCTCTCTACTTCCTGTGGCGGCAACCCTATTACACTTTTTACTCCAACTTCTTCGTCTATGTCCAAATATAGAAAGTAGTCCCCATATTTACACATAGTTCTACACCAACCAAAGAGATTAAAATTAACATTCAAAATGTTCTTATACAAGTTTGACAATATTGATTTTATCTCTTCGTTCACACAATCAATCTTTAACATCTCGTCAAGTTGTGTGTGGGTAGTCATCTCGTCCGCGTAGATGTCCATAGCAGAAGCAATTTCTGGGGTGAACTCCATTTGATCAAAATCAACATACCTTTCGGCACGATTCTGATTTTGCATTATGTTTGCTTGTAGATTCTCAAAAGAGTTGTATGAACTCTTTTTAAACTGTCTACCGCTAGCAGATACAAAGTCTTTCTTGTACTTATCAAGTTGCCTTCGTCGCTGCTTCCGATATGTCTGCACACGGCGATTAACTAACGGGCTCGAAAGAAGCCTAGTTAGTTTCTTGAATAGATCTGAGTCTGGATTTCTACCGCTGTTGTTGTCTGCCATATTTTATCCTTTGTATATCCACATAAAATCTTGCTGTTGTTGTCTTTCTTTCTCTAAGATGTCAAGTGAGCTTTCTTGCTTATATCCAAGCATCCCAGGAATGCTAGTGTTTATTTGGGTATTCGCACTTATGATCGAGCCCAAAATTGCTTTCTTGTATTCTATATCTCTTTGCGATGTCGCAAGAGCAGTGTCCCTGACCCAACATGCTATCGCCAAAGATATAATTAAATCATCGTTATAGCCCCTCATCGCTTGGGGCTTACCGTTATTCCAAACAAAAGTTCTCAATTCATTTATCAATCTAGAAGAGTGTGTTGTAAGTATCTTATTCCTGATAAATTCCTCTAGTTTTGCCACTATCAATGGTCTTGTCTTAGATGAAGTCGTGAAACCAGGGACAGTGTTTGACATCATCTCGGCGTCTGCCGACTCAACAAATTCATGAGTTGATTTTACAGAGTAGTATAGATTCGGATAGTTCATCTCAATCAGCTTTTCTAAAACAGAAAACCCTATATTATTGTTTTCCACCACCAACAAACAATTTCCATACTCCCTGCCTACAGAGTTAAGCAAATTTGAAAACATATCCATATTTGGTTTTCCTTGATATTCTGCTACCAGCTCCATCGTCTCAAGTTTCAAAAGATGGAAAACCGAATAATCATTGCCGTCTCCTCTGGCAACATCTGCCACCATAAGGTATGTTGCAGTGGGGTCATATTCTTCCCATATATAATAATTTCTATCAAAGCCCGTTCTATACTTGGGATCGCAAACAAACTTTTCCATCACCTCTAAATCTTCTGGGTTTATAACAGTCTCGCCAGACATATTAAAGCTGCACTCAAGTTCCTGAGCAACGTCTCTTCTTGACATATTTCTGGTTTCTTTCTTAAACCACTCAATATCCCTATCTGGATGCCTGTCCCAAGGAAGCTTAGTTAGGTAAAAACCGTTCTCGTTCGTCTCGGCTTCTACACAAGTTTTGTGAAACCAGTTCCCAACTCCGTTTGGAGTAGATAGAGAAATACACCGGCCACCTGTTGACAATGTGGGGTACAGCCCTTTCCAAAGCTCTTCTAGCCCCTCAACATGTGCAGCCTCGTCTACCACCAGCAAAGAAAGCGACTCTGAACGACCAGCATCAGATGATGTTGTTGACGCTGAGATGTTAGAGCCGTTTGAGAGTTCAAAACTTGTTTGGTTATCTATAGAAATATTCGCCAACTGCATCCACTTAGGAAGTGTCTTTATTATTGATTTAACTTTTCTCACGAGATTGGATGCTGTCTTGAATTTCGTTGCGACAACTAATATCTTCTTCTCGCGATGGAACATCATCATCCAAGCTACATATGCTGCTGTAACTGTGGATATCCCTAACTGTCTTGCCTTTAGTATAACGTTGAAGCGATAATCGTTGAAGTTCCGCAATAGATCTTCTTGGAAATCGTATAAGCTAAAAGATATCAGCCCCCTCTCTGGATGAGAGATTTTGACATAGTTGTTTATAAAATAGACTGGATCTTTGCCAGCTTTCGTGATCTCTTTTTTTATTTCTTTCTTGGTTAACTGATAAGACATAGTTCATTTTATTTTTTTATGGACACATTCTCTGGCTTTGGTGTGCTCGGGTACTTATCCTTCCCTATTGCCAAAAATTTCTTTATTGAATCGTTCAGCCTTTCTTCGCTCGGTTCGTTAAGGGTCTCAACATCTTTTAAGTTGCCAATCTTGTATTTGGCATTCGCCTCCACCCACACACGAATTCTGGATGTACTCTGAACCATCATACAGGTTTCTCCCTCTTTCGTGAGGGTGAGATTCTCGTCCATTATCTTTTTGTATTCTTTCTTTAAAAAAGAAACCACAGATGCCAAGGTACTGTCGATGTCGGATTCAAAATTCTTATTGTGGGTCTCTTTCAGAGTAAGCTCTGATTGATATTTCAAACAAAGAGCATTTCCCATGAAGGATACCTTAAATCCGTCAATCAACCTAGGCTCTGTGATTGCGACTTCTTTTTCTCTCCGGAGACCAATCGTAACTGGTTCCCCGTTTTCGTCAATAGCACCATCCGATGTATTCGCTGCTGCTTGAGCAATTGCTCTAATCACTTCCAAAGTTGTAGCCATTATTCTTTTTCTCCTTTAGGGGGTCTCCAGCCTTTTTCCCATCTCTGCTCTCTATCTTCTACCCAAACAATATAGCATTTCTCACAACATTTATACTTGCTCATATAAACATCGTCCGCTATGTTGAATGAATATACCTCGCATACGGGACAAACCCTATTATTATTCTTATTAAGTAGTTTTTCAGAAACAAAAAAGCCATCTGTTTCTATTTTGCGAGAAGACGAACCACCTTTGTCTCTTATCTTCTTTATCTGTTCTAGATATTCTTCTTCCTTAATATCATCCCAATCAGACAATGGG